CGGCCGTCTGTTGGCGTGGCTGAATGTGAAGATGGGCACGACCTACAACAATCTGCCGGGCGCCCAGGCGGCGTTCGCGACCCTGCAGGGCGCCACCAACTTCTCGAGCATCGGGACGTTTACAGCCTAGGAAGGCGCAACCGCATGGCGATTTCCGCTGTCACAATCCACGTCAACAGCGGCGCCGCAGCGGCTTCCTTTACGTCGGCATCGTTCACCCCGACAGCGTCGGCCTTGCATATCGCGTTCATGAACGCGAGGACCGGCGCGGCGGCCATCCCGACTATTTCCGACAGTGCCGGCAATACCTGGACCCTGGTGCCGGGGACGAATCTGTCGGTCGGCGCCGGCAATTTGAAAACCTCGACCTATTACTGGGTGGCCGGTTCCTCGCCCGCCGCCATGACAGCAACTGTCAGCAGCAGCGCCGCCCTTGCTTGTTCGCTGATGATCGTCGCCTATACCGGCGCGGCGGTCGATACCTCGAACATCAACATCAACCAGAATACCGCCGGTGACCCGGCGCCGACCAACAGCGCCATGGCGTCGACCTCGACCGGGCTTGCCTTCAATGCCCAAAACGCGGGCGCGGCGCCCACCGCGACACCTTCGGCGCAAGGCTACACGTCGATCATCAACTCGGCGCCTGCGACGAATCTGCGGCATACGCTGTTCACCGATGCGTCGAGCCCGGCGAACTCGGTGTCGTGGACCTCGACCGGCACCGACTCAATCGGCATCCTGTGGGAGTTGAAAGAGGCGTCGACCGGCGTCACCGGCACCATCGCGCAAACCATCACCCATGCCGGGCAGACGCTGGCCGGCACGGCCACGGCGCCGCCGATCACCGGCACCATCGGCCAGACCTCCAACCACGCCACGCAAGTCCTGCAGGGCACCGCGACGCCGCCGGCAATCACCGGGACCGCCGTTCAGGTCCATAAGCACCCGACGCAAGCCCTGCTCGGCGCCTTCACCTCGGCCGGATCCTTCTCCGGCGCCATAGCCCAGACCGCCCCACGGACGGTGCAGACGCTGGCCGGCACGGTCACCCTGCCCGCCATCAGTGGGGTGATCGCCCAGACCGGACCCAGGACAGCCCAGATCCTGGCCGGTCTGGTTGCGGCGCAAGCCACCGGGACCATAACGCAGACGGCGCCACATGTTTCGCAGGCGCTGGTCGGATTCACCCCGACGAGCGAGCCCGACTACCGCGTCGGCGGCGGCTTCGCCAACTGGTCGACGCCGCTCGACCGCAAGCGGCGGCGTGCCTGGGAAGAGGCGGAAGAGGCCCGCATTGAGTTAAGAGAAAGCCTTAAAGCCTTGATAAGCGGGGAAGAACCCAAAACGGCGCAGACGCGCGCCATTCTGGGTGGCGAGGCCCTGGCGGCGGTGACGAAGCTCACGGAAGCCCGCCGCGATCTCACCGGCGTGTCGGAATTGGCCGAATTCCGGGCTGCAATTCAACATGCCGAGCGCGCCGTTTTGCGGGCGCTGACCGGCCGCCAGAATGCTACGAAAATTCAGGATGGAATTTTCGTGCAATTGGACGCCGTCGAGGCGGCGCAATGGCAGGCGCTGCAGGCCTTCAGGCAGGAGGAGGAGGCGATAGTCGCCTTGCTGGCATGAGCACAGAAATTGGGACCCTATTTGTGTGCCACTCAGATTTAGGGTCCCTAAATCTGTGGGTGCCATGTTGCCAGTTTGTCCGGGGGCCAAAATGGTCGTGATCATGCGAATCCATCACGGCGCCCGCGCCGACCGCGAGGCGAGATCCGACCTGGCGACGCCGCAAGTGATCCGTGATTCGGTCGATGACCTGTGGAATCCGGTCGACGGAAGCCGCATCACCTCGAAACGGGCTTACGCCAAGCAATTGAGCCAGAACGGGCTTGAGATTGACGAGCGCCCGCGCATGCGCGATATCAACAAGCCACGGTATGACGATGCTGGGCTGCGTCAAGATATAGTGCGTGCTCTCCATGAGCCGGCTCGCGAGTCCCCTCCCGAGCACATCGCTGAATTGGACGGGTAATGGCTGACGACGACGACCTGCGCAGCACGATAGTTTCCGCCATGAACGAGGTCTCAGGGGCCTCGACCGATGCCGAAGGCGCCCCACCCGCGCCTTTGGAGCAGCCACCGCCGGATGAACCAGCACCAACCTCGCCCCCCGAGCCGGATAAGCCGGCGGTGGCGCCACAAGCGCCGGGGCGCGATGCGCAAGGGCGGTTCATCGGCCGACAAGCTGACCCGGCGGCGCAGGCCGCTGCGGCGACGCGCGATGCGACACAGGCCGTCGCGCAGTCACCTGCCGGGCAGCAGCAGCCAGTCGGGCAGGCGAGACCTCACGGCCCGCCTCCCGGCTGGTCTGTTGCTTCCAAGGCGGTCTATGACCGCTTGCCGGACCCGGTGAAGCAGGACATCGCCAAGCGCGAGTCCGAAATCGCCGCCGGTTTCGCCAAGCTCACCGAATACAGAGGCCTCGATCCGTTCATGCAGCTGGCGCAACAGCAGGGCACCTCCCTGTCCGATGCGCTGCAGCGCTATGTCGAGGCTGAAGACCTCCTAGACCGGGATCCTGTCAACGGGATCCTCTGGTTGTGCGAGCGCTACCAAGTTCACCCCGGTCAACTCATGCAAGCAATCTCAGGCGGGGGGCAATCAAACGCCCCGCCGCCCGAGATGGGCGCCTATCAGAACGGCGCCGCCGGCGGCTATCAGATGCCGCCCGAGCTAGCTCCATTGGTCGATCATCTGCAGGCTCTCAATAGCCGCGTCTCCTTGTTCGAACAGCAACAGTCGGCAGCACTCGACCAATCGATTGCCTCCGAGATCCACGCCTTCGAGTCCGATCCGGCGAACAAATTCTTTGCCAATGTCCGCCGCGATATGGGCAAGCTCATCAAGCTGGCCGATGCGGAAGGCCAGACGATGACGCTGAAGCAGGCCTATGATCAAGCATGCTGGTCGCATCCCGAAATCCGTCAATTGTTCATTCAGGATGAAATCGCCAAGAAGAATTCGGTAACGCAACGCCGCACCGATCAAGTGCGGCGAAGCTCTGCGAGCCTGTCGCCGGGCTCACCTGTGCCAGGGGGAACCCTGACCAGTCAGGAACCGGCGGATTCGCTGCGCGAAGAGATCACCCGAGCCTATTACGGCAACACGATCTAGTCGCGCCTGACAGCAACAGGCTTGATGGAGCATGCCCATGGCATCCCCGAATCTCACTGAGATTGTGACAACGACGTTGCGCAATCGGACTGGAAAACTCGCGGATAACGTCACCCGCAACAACGCGATCCTGTCCCGGCTCAAGGCCAAGGGCAAGGTCAAGACCGCCTCCGGCGGCCGTACCCTCGTGCAGGAACTGGAATATGCCGAGAACGGCACGTTCATGTGGTATTCGGGCTATGAGCCGCTGAATATCTCACCCTCGGATGTCATCACCGCCGCCGAATTTGATTGGAAACAGGCGGCAGTGGCGGTTTCGATTTCCGGCCTCGAGGAACTGCAGAACGCCTCCGACGAGCGCGTCATCGATCTGCTCGAGTCGAGGATCGGCAACGCCGAGAAGACGATGACGAACCAGATCTCGAATGGTCTGTACGCCACCGGCACCGGCACTGGCGGCAAGGAGATCGGGGGCTTGCGGCTTCTGGTGGCCGATGATCCGACGACAGGCACGGTCGGCGGCATCAACCGCATCACCTACACGTTCTGGCGCAACTACGTCTTCGACGCGACGACCGACGGCACCGCCGCGGCGACCAGCGCCAACATCCAGAGCTACATGAATCGCGTCTATCTCGCCATTGCGCGCGGCCGCGATCACCCCGACCTGATCATGGCGGACAATACCTACTACCGGCTCTATCTTGAGTCGTTGCAGACGATCCAGCGCGTAACCAACACAGACCTGGCGAGCGCGGGATTTGATAACCTGAAATATATGGGCGCCGATGTCGTCTATGACGGCGGCTACCAGGCGGGCTCGGCATCCAACGGTTGCCCAGCAAACCATATGTATTTTCTGAATACAGACTTCCTGTTCTATCGGCCCCACAGCGCCCGCAACATGGTCCCCATCGGCGGCGAGCGCGTTCCGGCAAACCAGGACGCCATCATCAAGCTCATTGGCTGGGCCGGCAACATGACGTTGTCGAATGCCTTCCTGCAGGGCTTGTTGAAGGATTGACACAGAAAGGAGCCAATCATGACCAATGTTTCCACCCCTCTCGAGCCGATAGCAGGATGCAATTTCTCGGAGATCCTGACCTCGGCCGATCAACGCTACAACCAGATCCCGCTCGGCAGCGTCATCCGCGCCAAGAATGGCCGCATGTATTGCTATGTCGAGCAGAGCGCCGTCTCGATTGCCGACAACACGCCGGTCATCGTGACCGAGCCGGGCTTCACCACCGCGGCCGGGGCGGGATCATGGACCAACAGATCGGGCGTCACGCCAGCGGCGGTCGCCCGGCTCTGGGTCGAGAGTAACGCCATCTGAGCCCCTGCCGGTCGTGCTTCCTCCCTGGTCGCGACCGGCAGACCTTGGCACAGGCTGACGCTTTTAAGGGTTTTTCACGTCAGCCTGTGTCCTTACTAGGACGGCGCGAGGCCTGACACAACCTCGCCCGTCTTGTGTCACAGGAGCAACGAATGTCAGATCCACTGGACTTCTCGTCTTACGAGCAAATGCTCAATCAGCGCCCGGCCTACCTCAATAATGTGCGGCTGCGCTTCTTCTATGCGCCCAAGGAAAACAAGGCGAAATCGCAGGAGGCCGGCAGGCCGATCTACGACCAGATCGAGAAGATCTCGATCATCAATCCCGGTTCGCGCGACGAGTTCATCGCTCCCCTCGATGACGAACTGCGCGGCCAGTATCAGCAGGCCTATGACCACTGGAAGAAGACCCAGCAACAGCCGAGCGACGGCACGCCGCTCGAGATGGTGCCGTTCCTCAATGTCGCGCAGGTGCAGGAACTGAAGGCCCTCAATATCGCCAGCCTCGAGCACTTGGCCGGCCTGTCGGATTCGCTCAAGCAGCGCATCGGCATGGGCGCGCTCGAAATGGTGCGCAAGGCGCAAGCCTATCTCGCCGCCGCCAAGGGCCATGCCGTCGACAGCAGGCTGGTGGCCGAGAACGAAGACCTGAAGCGGCGCCTGAGCGCCTTGGAGCAGTCGCTGATCGCCGCCAATCAGCGCTATGAAAAGGTGCTGGCCGGCAGCGACCATCCGCCGCCGGTAACCGTCGCGCCACCGCCGCCACCGCCGCCACCGCCGCCCGCGGTCGACGTGCATGCCATCGCCCAGATGGTGGCGCAGATACTGCAGGCGAACACCGTGGCCGCCGCCGCCGAGCCGGATCCCGATCCCGAGCCCGAACTCGAAGCCACCGCCACCACCCCGCAATTCCGCCGCCGCCGGCGCTAGGAGGATCCCATGGCCGATCAAGTTGTCTACAGTCACGGCGTCCGCTTCCTCGATGGCGCAGAAGGCCTGCTCATCGAATTCCAGGCCGATCCCTACACCATCATCGGGCCGCGCCCGGCAACTGCCGAAGACATCGAGCAATTCCCCAATGCCTACAGCGCCTATCAGACCGGCGGCGGCGGCTCCCCGATCCCCGGCTCCCCGGTCCTGCATTCAATCGAGCCGGAAAGCCTCCCCGCCCAGGGCGAGGACACCACCTGCACCATCACCGGCGAGAATTTCACGCCGACGACGATCATGGTGTGGAACGGCACCGATGACACCGCCGCCTATCAGAGCCCGACGACGATGACCACCGTGGTCAAGGCCAGCCTTGTCGGGGAGCCGTGCGAGGTGACGCTCTACATGCGCGACGGTGACCTGCAATCCGGCGAACTGACCTTCGTCTTCACCGAGCCGGAGGTCGAGGTCGAAGAGGTCGAGGAGGAAACCGGCAAGCGGACAAAGCGCAAGAAGGCGAGGAAATGAGCGCCATGGCCAAGGACGGTTTCAAGGCCGGTCGGCCGCAGCCGGATTATCCGCCGGCCAAGGTGCGCAATGATCCGCCGCCGCCCCGTCCTGACGAGCCGGTCTATTACGACGGCGCCAGGTTTCTTGTCGATCCGTCACGCAATCTGCTGATCGAAATCAAGGCCGACGATTTCAACCTCGTCGGTCCCAAGCCGGCTGTTGACGAAGACAAGATTACCTTTGCCCGCGCCTGGGCGGCGTTTGATTTTGATAAGGCGAAGCCGCGATGACCCTGTTGTCCATTGTGCAGGAAACCTGTCTGGCGATGGCGCTGCCGCGCCCGACGACGCTGTCCGGTGCGGCAACGCCGCTCGCCCAGACCATGGTGCAGCTATCGAGCATGGGCGGCAAAGTCCTCGCGCGCGCCCATGACTGGGAGGCGCTGACCATCACCACGACGATCAACCCACAGCCGCAACAGGCGCAGCCCGGGCACCCACCGGCCGATTTCGATAGATTCCCGCCGCAGGGCCAGATCTGGGACGTCAATCGCCGGCAATGGCTGATCGGCCCGCTATCCTCGGCGCAATGGTCGGCGCTGCTCAACAGCGTGCAGCCGGCGGCGCCGTCGTTTTACTGGACGCGGCAGCGCGGCGCCCTGCAGATCTACCCGTCGCCGGCCTATTCCGATGTCTTTCGCTACAACTACGTCAGCAAGTATTGGGTGCGCCCGGATGGCGGCACCGGCTCAACCGACACCGCGGCCTGGATCAATGGCAGCGACACGGCGCTGCTCTCCGAAGATCTCCTTGTTCTCGACCTTCTGTGGCGGTTCAAACACAGCAAAGGACTGGATTACGCGGAGGATATGGCGACATTCGAGAGGGAGAAGGAGAAGGTCATGGCGCGCGACCGCGGCCCCAGAATTGTCTCGACCGCCGGGCCTGACGATGATCCGTTCTCCAACGAGCGGCCCTACACTTATCCCGGCATGGTGATCGCATGAGAGAGGCTTGGCGCGCTAATCCCCGCAAGACCCCGCCGACCTACACGGATCAGGAAGGTGCGCCGGTCAAGGGCTGGATGTCCAAGTCTTCCGTCGCGGAGGCCGATCCGCTGTCGGCGGTGATCATGGAAAATGTATTCCCGGAAGCCGAAGCCGTACGCTCCCGGCGTGGCTATACGCTGCACGCCACCGTTTCCGGCAATGTTTATTCGTTGCTGCGCTATGTCAATGACGACTCCATAAACCGGCTGTTCGCGGCCACCGACACCACGATCTACAACGTCACCTCATCCGGCGCCGGCGTCTCGGCGGTCACTGGTCTGCTATGGGGCTATTGGCAACAGGTGATGTTCTCGACGCCCGGCGGCCAGTTTCTGGTAATCGTCAATGGCCTCGATGGCGTCCGTACCTATGACGCGACCGGCGGCTGGGTCAATCGCACCGCGTCTTTCGTCGCCACCACCACGCCGCCAGGTCCGACGCCGCCGGCGGCGAGTTTCATCAACCTGCACAGCCACAAGCACAGGTTATGGTTCGTCGAAAAGGATTCGATGGATCTATGGTATCTGCCGGTCGATTCGGTCCAGGGGCCGTGCGCCAAATTCCCGGTCGGCGCCCTGTTCACCGCCGGCGGCTATGTCATGGCCATCGGCAGCTACTCGGTCGATGCCGGCGACGGCATGGATGACGTTTTCGTGATCGTGACCTCGGAAGGTCAGGTCGCCCTCTATGCCGGTACGAATCCCGATGCCGCCACCGACTGGAGCCTCATCGGCGTCTACAGCATCGGCAAGCCCATCGGCAGAAGGTGCCTTTTCGATGTCGGCGGCGATTTATTGATCATCAACGAAGACGGCGTATTGCCGATCTCGCGCGCCATCCGCATCGAGCGCGCCGTCGCCGGCGAGAAATCGATCACCGCCAATATCCGGCAGGCCTATGTCAAGGCGACGCGCCAGTCGCGCAACACCCTCGGCTGGGAAATCACCTCGTATCCGCTCCGCAACATGGCGCTGCTCAATGTCCCCGGCTCCGGCGTCGTCGCCACCGAGCAGTTTGCCTATAACACCATAACCGGCGCCTGGGGACGCTTCACCCACCAGCCGGCCCTGACTTGGGTGGCGTTCGGGGATAATCTCTATTTCGGCGCCATCGGTGCCGTCTACCGGGCAGAATATGGCGCCACCGACTATAACCTGCCGATCCCGATCAAGATCCTGCCGGCCTTTTCGCATCTGGGGCGGCGCGGGCGCCTGAAGTCCGTCAAGGATATCAAGTTGTACATCTCGACCGACATTGTCGGCCTGCAACTCGGTGTCGCCGTCGCAACAGATTACACCGAGCCGACGACGGCAATCGCCGGCAGCAACGCACCGGACGATGTATTTTTTCAGTGGGACGTCACCCCATGGGATGGGCCGACCGTCTGGTACGGCGGCGAGCAAGTCAGCAACGACTGGGTCGGCGTCGGCAATATCGGCACGGTGGTTGCGCCTTACATCTCCGCTAACATCGATGCTTCGTCGGCCGGGGCGGAATTCACCTTCCGCTGGCTGGCGACCGATTTCCTCTATGAGCCGGGAGGCGTGCTGGGATGACCGCCTCGCGCTACATCGTCGAACCCAAGGACGCCATTCTCGGCTGGGCCGGCGCCTATTTCGGCACCACGTTCATGGAGCCCTGCTCCGCGCTCGGCATCCTCGACCGCCACGGCAAGCTGGTCGGCGCCGCCATCTACAATTGCCAGGACGCGCGCAACATCGAACTGACCTGCGTCGCCAAGCATGTGCTGACGCCGGATGTGACGCGCGCCATCTTCCGCATCGCCTTTGACGAGAACCAGTATAACGCCCGGCGCATTTCTCTAACGGTTCGCGCCAAGCGCGCCGACCTGGTGCGCAAGCTGCAGCGCTGGGGCTTTGTCGTTGAGGGGATGAAAAGAGATTATTACGACGACGATCACGCGATCATCATGGGCATGCTGCGCGAGGAATGCCGGTTTTGGCGGGAACAGCCTAAGCCGGCGGCGCAGGACATAATCCTCAAGATCGCGGCATAGGATGAACAGATGGCTGGATATCCTACTGTAGACGTTATGGCCGACTACATTCGGCAGGCAGCGATTGCTCGCGGCATTGACCCGGATGTGGCCCTGAAAGTGGCCCGATCAGAGGGACTGGCGCGCAACACGTGGCAATCCAATCTTACGCGTGGCGGCCATCGCGAGCCTTCCTATGGGCCATTCCAGCTTCTGAAAGGCGGTCCAGGCACCGGGTACCGCACGGGGATGGGCAATGATTTCCAGACAGCAACCGGACTCGATCCGGCCGATCCGGCCAATTGGCAGCAAGGTGTCGATTTTGCCCTGAACCAAGCGGCGAAGAGCGGCTGGACCCCTTGGTATGGAGCAAAAGCCGCCGGTGTGGAAAATATGGAAGGCGTTGGCGGCGCCAGAGCGCTGCGGACTGCCGACCAGTTGACCCGTCCGACAACCCCCGCCGATGTCGGCGGCATGCCCGGCGGGACGATGCCGGCAGGCTCGCCGGCAGGGATCGTTCCTGGGGCGTCGGTCCCGGCGGCCACGGCGCCAGGGCCGGGCGCGCCCGGCGCGGTACCGCCCGCCGCCGTCGCCGGTAAACCGTTTAGCTTCCAGATGCCGGACATGGCCAGCTATTACCGGCAAGGCGCGTCGGCGCCGTTCCAGGGCATTATCGCAACACCGCAGCCACCGCCGCTCGATCCCAGTGGCGGTTCCCGGCAAGCCAAATTGATCGAGCAGCTGCTCGCGCAACTGAAGGGAGGGCAAGCCTGATGGCGACTCGCGAAGAAATGCTTTCGCGACAGTTGATGGCGCCTTACCGGAATCGTGAAGGCATGGGGCCGGCCAGTTTTCGCCAGATGGCTGGCGATCTCTATGGCGATCCGACGATGGCCTACGAACTTGCGGGCGAGTTCATTCGCCCCCGGCTCTCCTTTGGCAATTTCCTCACGAACGAAGCCCCCTCGACCAACGTCTACACGGCGGCGCCGGAAGAGACGCGCAGCGCTGCCGGTCAAATGGCCTATGACACCCCGCTGGCCAATCGGGCCTTGCGCTGGGGGCTGAACAGGAGGCAGCGCTGATGGCATATGGCCGCGAAGATTCCCCCTCATCCGGCAGACCACAGGGCTCGAGCCTCGGTGGATCCTCGCGCAGCGGCGCCGGTGGCGGCGGTGGCGTGCGCAATACCTCGAGCGGCACCCGCGAATCGCAAGGCTCACGCGCCACCTCAAGCCGGGCCGGCGCAGGACCGTCTGGCGGCGGTTATGGCGGCGGCTACGGCCGGTCTTCACCGGAAGGCGGGGGCGGGCGCGGAAGCCCTGCAGGAGGCTCCAGAAGCTCGCCGGGAGGGCAAGGCGGACAGGGCGGTAGTTTCGGGCGCTCGACGGCCAATGCCTATCAGCAGGGCTTCGCTAACTCTCCGCAGCGCATGATGGCGGTGTCGCGCGGCCCCGGCCTGTTGACCAGCCTCCAATCCCTGAACCCGCGCGCCCAGGCTCGCGGCTTGATTTCGGTTGGCCTGTCGCTCGGACAGAAGATGGGCCTGCCTGAGAGCAGCAATGTGGGCATCGGTAGAGCCCATCAGATAGCCAAGACCGCCGCCGGTGAACTCGGCAAATACGGCCAACTGGATTATGACGCGGCGACGCGCACCATGACCAACCGCATGGACCTTCTGGGCGGGCCAGTGACGCCGCGCAGCTTCGACCGGATCATGGAAGCCTACGACGCCAACCGCATGGCGGCGCGCACCCGCACCGCGAAGGGCCTGAAGCAGACCAAGGGCGCCTATCAGGGGTTCCAGGCGGCTGAGCCGGGGACGCCGAACTATCAAAAGGGCCTGTATTCAATCGCCAATGCGATGTCGCCCTATAGCGAGTTCAGTTTGACGGCGCCGCCGAAGATACAGGCGGCGACGCACTACTATTCGGGGCCGCGCACCCAGCCCTATCAGCAAAACTTCGCGCAATACGGGCCGCATAAGTTCGGCTCTCCCGACTATTCGACAGGGCAAGTGCAGATGGCGCGAAACAACGCGCTGGGCCTTCCTGGCGCCAGCCCGCCGACTCAATTCGCTGGCCGCCCGACGACGCCGGTCAACATCCAGCCGGCGAGCTACACGTCGCCACCGACGCCGCGCGCCAAGCCGCAAGTACCATTCTCGATGACGGCCCAGCCGCGTCCGAAGCCGATCCTGGGCACGCGCCCGAAACGGATCCTGGGCGGGCCGGTCCGGGCGCAGCCGGTTCTCACGTCGCCAATCGGGCGAAATTACAGGAACGCCTTCTATGGCTATTGAGGAGTACCAACGATGAACAGTCCACAGGGCGGGCAAGGCGCGCAAGCATTCACCAATCCGGGCGGTCTGGAGGGGCTGAGAAAATTCGTTGGCGCCAATACCAAGCCGGTCGGAGGCGGCGTCTTTAATTCGTCGGCGGAAGCGCCGGGATATGCCAGTTCACTGCCGAACGGCGTGCTGACGAGCCATCTCGCAGCCCGCATGCCGCGCGCGGCGGTGCCGGGGCAACACGGCATGCTCGATTCGCTGGACGCCGCCATGGGCGGTGGAAGCGTGCCTCCGGGCGTTGCGGGCATCAACGACGGCACTGCTTATCGTCCCGGCGGGCGGCCAACTGCACCGCTCGCGCCACCGTCAGGATTTGCCGCTCCGAGATATCCGCGTCCATCTCAGGTGTCGCTGCCGGGCTATACGCCGCGACCCTATTACGGCGGCAATCGGTAAAGGAGTTGACTCATGAGCGGTCTCTTCTCGCAACCCAAAGCGCCGAGTGTCAACGATCTGATGCAGCAGCAGACCCAGGCCAACGCGGCGTCTATTCTGCAACAGCAGCACGCCAATATGATCAATCAGACCGACGCCTATGGCAACAGGCTGAACTTTAACCAGATCGGCACCTGGGGCGGCGGCAAAGGCGGCAAGGGCGGCGATCCGCGCTATGAGGCGGTGACGACACTGAGTCCTGATCAGCAATATCTGCTCGACCTGCAGGAGGAAGGGCAGAAGCAGTACGGCCAGACAGCGCTCAACCTGTTCGGGCAAGCCAAGGAGAACCTGTCGACACCGTTCAAATACGATGTCGGCGATTACGAGAAGTGGGCGTCGGGCATGTATGACAAGCTCACCGGCGACACCAACGCCGCCAATGAGCGCGCCCTCGACACCAAGCTGTCGAACCAAGGCGTCTATTCCGGCAGTACCGGCGCCCGCGACGCGATGGGCGATTACTACTATGGCCGCGACAAGGCCAAGACCGATTACATGGCCAATGCATTTGACACCGGGCGCAACTACGCGCTGCAGGAGCGCGAATTGCCGCTCAACGAGGCGACGCAGATGCTGACCGGCGTGCAAGCGCAGCAGCCGCAATTCGGCTCGACGCCGCAAGTGTCGGTGCCGACCTTCGACGCCGCCGGCGCCGCCATGAATCAATACAATCAGCAACTGCAATCCTCGCAATCCGACTGGGGCGCGCTCGCCGGCATCCTCGGCGCCGGCATCGGCGGCTGGGGTCAGCAAGGTTTCAATATTCCGAAATGGTTATCCGACCGCCGCGCCAAGCAGGACATCAAGAAGGTCGGCAAGCTCAATGACGGCACCAACGTCTATCAGTACAAGTACCGGGCGCCGTTCGGCGGCGGTCTGACCCATCTCGGCGTCATGGCCCAGGAAGTCCAGAAAACCCATCCTGACGCGGTCAGCGAACGCCCGGACGGCCTGCTGCAGGTTGATTACGGGAAGCTCGGAGAGGAGGCGGCGTAATGGCCCTCATCGTCCCCCCCGCTATGCAAAACACGCCGGAGCAGATTGCCGGCCGCATTCAGTATGGCCAGGGCCTGCAGCAGCAGGCCGCCAGCGGCGCGCCGGTACAAGGCACCGGCTGGCTGCAGGCTTTGGCGCACGGCCTGGAGGGCGGCTTTGGCGGCTATGGCCAGTTCAGCGCCGAGCAGGACAGGCTGGCCGAGCAACAGCGTAACGCTGCCATGGTCAATGCCTTGCTGGAGAGCGGCCAAGCGCCGACGCTGGCCGATGTCGCCAAGATCAGCCAGGATCCCTGGACCTCCGCCGGTACGTCGGCGCTCCTGGCGTCGCAGATACCCAAGCCACCGGAAGACTTCACGCTGGCACCGGATGCGGTGCGCTTCGGAGGCACCACCAACAAGGAACTGGCGCGCGGCTTGCCTAAGAAACCTGACACCGCCATCACCGTCGAGAATGTCGGCAATATCCCGCCCGGGTATGAACTCTACAAAGACCCGGTCACCGGCGCCACGCAGATGCGGCTCATCCCGGGGAGCCCGGCAGCCAAGGCGGCCGAAGAAGAGGCAAAAGGCAAGGTGACGAAGGGTAATCTGGTCGTCGACGAAATCGACCGCGCCCAGGAAGTCCTGACCGGCGGCGGCTGGAACCCGACTGGCATGGGCAGTCTGCTGGCGCCCATCCCCGGCACCAATGCGCAGAAGCTGGCGCAGAACTTGGCGACGATCAAAGCCAATATCGGTTTCGCCGCCCTGACCCAGATGCGCAAGGAATCCCCGACCGGCGCCGCCCTCGGCAACGTCACGGTGCAGGAGGTCGAGCGTCTGGAGAAGATCGCCGGCAGCCTCGAACAGTCGCAAGATGCGGGCGAACTCAGCGACAATCTCAACCGCCTGTGGAACGCCACGCAGGACGTTATCCATGGGCCAGGAGCAGGGCCGCCAAGGCGCACGCTGAAATACGAGGAGCGCCAGAAGGAGCGCGAGGCCGGAGCGATTCCCGAAGCGCCGGACGGTGTCGACCCGCGCGTCTGGCCTGAAGTCTGGAAGAACATGACACCGGAGCAGCAAAGACTATGGCCCAGGCCCTGAACGATGCCCAGCGGGCGGCAATTGCGCAATCGATGCAATCGATGCGGGCGCGCGCCGCCGCCATAGCGGAGGCCAATCAGAAGCGCGAGACGCCGCAATCGGTCACCGAGATTCCCGGCCGGGCGTGGGAAAACCTGCCGGCCAGCACCGAGAAATTCTTCACTGGTGTTGGCGAGATGGTCACTCATCCGGTCGAGACCGTCGCCGGTATCGGCAAGCTGATTCTCGGGGCACCGCGCGCTGTCGCCAAGAAGCTGCTGCCGCCGGAGGTGCTCCAGGCGCTCGACAGCATCGATGTCGATCCGGCTCGCGAGGAAAACACCCAGATTGCTGAGCGCGTCGGGCAAATGCTGCTCGACCGCTGGGGATCCTGGGACGCCATCAAGCGCACCCTGGCCAATGATCCAGTCGGCGCCGGCGCCGATATCGCCACGGTGATGATGCCAATACGCGGCGCGGCCGAGAAGGCGCTACCGGCATCGCGCATCACTTCCAGTCTGCGCGCTGCGGAGAACGTCGCCAACCCGTTCAGCTATTCCGATGTCGCCATCAAAGGCACAGGTGCTGTGGCGCGCGAAGGCGCCGGTTTGGCCTCCGGCATGGGGCCGATGCCGATCCAAGAAGCGGTACAATCCGGCATGCAGGGCGGCCGCCAAGGCCAAGCCTTCCGGCAGAGCGTACGTAATCAGGGCTCCGACCTGGCGACGGTCGACGATGCGCTCGCCGCCGTTCAGCGCGCCAAGCATGAGCGCGCTGCTGCCTATGAGACCGAGATGACGAAGCTCGGCGCCAATCAGCAGCGCCTTGACATCCGCCCGGTGACCCAGGCCTTCAATGACCTGTGGCAGAACTCACATGTCGGCGGGCATCGCAAGATTTCCGATGAAGCTTTCGCCAAGCTGAACAAGCTGCACGGCATCATCGACGAATGGTACAAAGACCCGTCGTCGCACACGGTGATGGGCTTCGATGCGCTCAAGCAGCGTATTGGCCAGGAGATGCCGTCCGGTCCCGATCCCGGTTTCACCGGCAAGATCGTCACCAATATGTACAACGCCGTCAAAGGCGAGATCGTCAAACAGGCGCCGGAATACGGCGATATCATGCGCGCCTATGAGACCGCCTCCCAGGACCTCACCGCTGTCGAACGCGAATTGTCGCTAGGCACCCACAATCGCGGCCCGAACTATGACGCCGCCTTGCGCAAACTCACATCATTGACTCGCAACAATGCCGCCACCAATTACGGCGCCCGCGAACGGCATGCCGCCTATCTCGAGCAACACGGCGCCGACACGATCAGGCCGGCGGTGGCGGGCATGGCCGGGCGTTCATGGACGCCGCGCGGCATTGGTCGCATGGTCGGCGGTCTTGCGGCACCCATTGCCGCCGGTGCCGCCACGCTGCCGTTTGCCGGACCATTGCCGCTCATTGTCGGCGGTGTCGCTGCCGCTGCTTCGTCGCCACGCTTGGTCAGCGAGATCGCCCACAAGATCGGCCAGGCGCGCCGCTTCCTGCCGAACAAGCGCCAGCAACTGCTGGCTGCGCAACTGAGTAACTATAGTCGGCAGACACCCATGACAGATCAGGAGTAGCCCATGCCGCGCGCTGGTGATGGAAACATGGCACTTACGGGCGTCTTTGCAGTTGCATCGACCGTGCCTCTCAGCCCGACCATCAATTCCTACATAGAAGATCTCTGCATAGAGATGACGGATTCGGTCTCGCGGTCGGGCAAGGGCATGTGGCTGACCAATATAAACGCCGGCGCCCACAAGCTCATCAACATGGCGGCGGGCACGCTGGCAACCGACGCCGTCAACCTGTCGCAACTCAGCGCCTTCGCGCTCACCGCCCAAGGCGCCGCATCGTCGACGGCGACAACAGTGGCGGGCACCGCCGATGCTATCCAGGCGGCGTTCACACCGCCGTTCACCGCCTATGCCGCCAATATGCAGTTCATCTTCAAGGCATCCGGCCCGAATACCGTGACGGCGCCGACCATCAATGTCGACGCCCTTGGCAACAAGGTGATCAAGCGCCAGGGCGGCGTGGCGCTGGCACCTTACGATATCCCGTTCGCCAATTACATTTGCGAATGTTTCTATGATGGTACCGACGTGATCCTGTTGAACCGGAACACGACGCCGTCGGGAACGATTCTGGATTTCGCCGGCCCCACGGCGCCGCCGGGATATCTGGCCTGCACCGGTCAGGCGATCTCGCGCACCACCTATGCCGGCTTGTTTGCCGCGCTCGGGACGTTCTACGGCGCCGGCGACGGCACCACGACCTTCGTGCTGCCCGACTGCCGTGGGCGTACAACGCTCGGTGTCGGCACCGGTTCTGGTCTGACGAACCGGACGCTTGGCCAATGGCTCGGCGAGGAAAATCACACACTGGGCGCTGCGGAAATCCCCGACCACACGCACAATTACACTTATTCCTTCCTGCAAGGCTCAGGCGGCCCGGTCGAGTCTGGCGATAACTACACGATTGGCTCTAACAGCCAGCAAACGAGCGGCATGGTGCAAAGCGGCGGCTGGCAGCCGCACAACAACATGCAGCCGAGTATCGGTATGAACAAGATCATCAAGACGTAAGGAGACCCCATGCCGCGCGCCTCCGATGGCACCATGACCCTGGACGGAATTTTCGCTATCGCGTCGACCGTGCCGCTGTCACCGACGATCAATTCTTACATTGGCGATCTGGTGACAGAGACGAGCGACAGCGTGTCGAGATCCGGCAAGGGCGGCTGGCGCGCTAATCTCAGCGCCGGCGGATACCGTCTCTACAATCTCGGCGACGGCACCGCCCTCACCGACGCGGTGAACCTCCGGCAGGTGCGCAACAACACTCTGTCGGTGGCGTCCGTCGTCGGCGGCACCGGCGATGCCATCACCCTGACCTTCGCGCCGCCGTTCATCGCCTATACGACCGGCATGACCTACTGGTTCAAGGCCGCCGCCGCCAATACGGTCACGGCGCCGACCGTCAACATCGACGGCCTCGGACCCAAGACGATCAAGAAGCAACTCGGCGTGGCGTTGATGCCGTACGACATCCCGGCCGCCGGCTTTATCTGCGAGTGCTACTACGACGGCACCGACATGATCCTGATCAACCCGGCCGAGTATGCGAACCGGACGGCGGAAAGCTACAACAGGGTGCTCAATGGCGGGATATTGATCAGCCAGGAAAACGGTGTCACGGCGCTCACGACAAGCGCCGCCTATACGGTCGATCAATTCAGGGGTCAATGGAACTCGACGGGGACATTCACGCATCAGTTCGTACAGGTCACGACGCCGAACGGTTCGCGCAGCCGCCTTCGTCTCACGGTGAATACTGCCGACACTTCCGTTACGACTACTGATCTTTTGGGGTTTACCACCCAGATTGAAGGGGTTCGCATTCAAGACTTTCTCTGGGGAACGGCGTCGGCCAAGCAGGCGATTTTTCGGTTTGGCATCAAAGCCCCCGCCGGGACTTATTCTGTCGCGTTCAGAAATGCGAACTCAGCGACCCGCACCTATGTCGCCAATTATACGATCACGGCGGGGCAGGCTAACACCGACACCGAGCAGACATTTATAATC